CACAACCCCGTTGACAAGAGCCTTGGCAGATTCGATATCCGTGTAGTCACCAGCATCGAGGGCGTTACAAGTGTCCCATGTGTGCTTTAGCTCTGCGAGTTGTGAGGTCAATGCTGCAACTTCTGCCAGTAACTCTGCCCGCTGACGTTCGGCGACAATCCGCCTGAGTTGCTCTGACGCCATAGGATTCGCAGCACACAATATCTCGATGTCTCCGTCAGTAATTTTTTCCTGCATATATCCCCCCTATTCCAGAGCCGCCAGCCGCTGCTCAACAGATATAACGCCGTCCATCACGCTGGCAATTACATCAACAGCCTTAACTCCCGATACCATCATGTCTGCTATCGATAATTTTTGGGCATCGGTCAGAGTGCAATCATCAGCATATGTCACCGTACCTTTACCCCCTGACCACGACACATGATCAATCTGTGCCTGTGCCGCAATTTGTTTACTGGTCAGTGCCATCATGGTCCTCCCTAGAATGCGGTTTCGTCATTGCCTGTCACGGTACTGGTGCCACTATTATCAGCGATTGCCCCATCGGTCCTGTTCCCTACTACCACACAGTTTTCACATGCCGCAGACAGTTCAATCGAATCGGAGGCTTGATCCCGGACTGTGTTCCCAATGATAACTGAATTGTCACCACTGTCATCGCATTCGATGCCGTCTAACCCTGCGGAGTTGCAGTAATTATATGCGATCAATCCCTCTGTGGAATTGGAAAAAATGTTTTCGCTGCCGCTATCAGCGATTACCGAGTTGAGGATTTTCACCTCGTCTGCGCTGGCTAGGAACCCAAACCTGTCTGCCCCAACGACTTTAATCTTGTCAAATGTAGTTCGCTCACCACTGCTCTCACAGGCATCATAGCCACCCCCGGAGGTCTGTGCCGAGATGTTCTGAACGATGGTATCTGTGCCGCTGACACTGATGCCGTCATTCGCACTGCCACCGTGACTTAGCGTATCCCAGCCGCCACCATTAACGTAACCGAAATTCCCACTAACGATTATGCCGTCAAGATCAACTCCATTCTGGCAGATCAGGCTACAGTTATTCCCACTCAGGGTCACCGTAGACTGGACATCACAGCCAGCACCAAGTTCTAGTGTGACATCATCGCCAGACAGCACGATGGCTCCCTGTATCACAGTACCCGGCTCAACAACAATCCTCGCCTCGCCTGTCGACACAGTGACCCCGGCGGTGTACGTACCACCTTTGACCAGCATCGTGTAGTCCCCAGCGTCAAGGGCATCGTCCCCAGCCTGTATCGTAGCCCAGTTACCGCCACCTCCGACATCAACAACGCCATCGTAAGGGGCACCGCCAGAGTTGGCATAGCCTCCTTGGATGTCCACGGCACCACTAAAACTCGTCCCTCCCAGTGATATCGTGCCTGTAGCAGTGAGGTTGTCTGAGCCAATGTCAATCGCACCAAAGCCGCTCGTAATCGACCCTGCCCCCAACGCCCCAACCGTGGTCACCGATGTTGTCACAACCCCAGAGGCAAGGGTTGAACCTGTTAAAGACCCTGCGGCTGCTGCCGCAGGAGCCGCCCACTTCACTCCTGTCGTTTCACCAGAATCAGCAGTAAGGACATGATTATTAGTTCCGACTGAGAGCATTTGAGGATTGCCAGAACCGTCACCGATTAGTACGTGTCCTTTCGTACTCATATCAACTGAGGCTATAGCAGAAGCTCCGTTACCTATCAGGACCCCATTAGCCGTGAGGGTTGAAACCCCTGTCCCCCCATATGCTACGCCGACATCTGTCCCTTGCCAAACGCCTGTGGCGATTGTCCCAAGTGCGGTTATGGATGTCGTGGCTTGCCAATCGGGTCTACCATTATCTACACGTAAATAGTCCCCTGTTGATCCGATACCCAGCCGTTGAAGGCTGGCAGTAGACTCTGCGTAGAGAATATCTCCTATTGCCTGACTCTCTATAACATGACCGTCAATGGCTTCCCATTCTGTCTGAGTCAGTTCTGTGCCAACGCTGGAATGCTTGAATGAATTTGCCATGTCTTACCTCATCAAGTCGCTAGAATGCCGGAGAACCCACCACGCCTGACCCCGTCAACTATCGCATCTCCGACCTTCTGCTCAAAATCATCAAATCCATACGTGGGACCAAGGATGTTGATAGTGATGCCACTGCCAGCTTTATTCAAAGGGATCACAGCCTCTGGTCCACGTTCCCCAACCATAGCAAGGGTGGGAGATCTGACTATCCCACCGGAGGCTAGTGAGGGTATTTCTGCAATATTCATTTGGAATCCCTTACCACCTATGCCCGGAACCCAATCTGGCATTTCGATTTTGATTTGATTTGCTCCTCGAATTAAGAAGTTCAACGCATCAATCCACAGGTTGATATATCCCTTGATGCCATCCCATACCAACTTGACCGTATCGCCCATGCCGTTCCAAATCCTGTCCCACTTGCCCTTCAAATCGTCCAAGGCTCCTGTCAGGAACTCCCTGACTGTTTCAAATACCGGCTTGATATTTTCAAGCCCTTCCTTAAATACTGCGACAATCTTGTCCCAATTCTTCCAAACCAATATACCGACACCAATAGCTGCGGCAATTCCCAAGATAATCAACCCAATCGGTCCCATTGCGATATTTAAGGCAGACATTGCCGCCGTCTGGAGCCATGTGGCAGCGGTTGCTATAGTTTGTGATGAAGCCATTGCGGATATCCCGGTCGCAAGTGCTGGCATCATTACCACCATTGGTCCTATAGTATTTGCAAAATTGCCTATAGGTGTCAACGACTCTTTCACCCGGTTCTTCATAATGTCGAATTTGTCGCTAGTGGTTAATGTTTCCTTGCCAAGCTCTGCCACCTTGCCTTCAGAATTACCCATTGCCTCAAGCATATCATCCAAGGCAAATGCACCCTTGTCGATAGCGTCCTTAAACCTAACACCGGCTCCTGCCCCGAAAGCATCAGTCGCTAAAGCTAAAGCCTCTGTGTCCGATTCGGCATTTTTAATGCCGTCAATCATATCCTGCAAACCAGCCTTGATATCAGTTACGCCTTCGTCTGCAAGTTTCTTGACTGCCGTATTTAAGCCCGGCATCATCTTGGATGCCGACAGACCAGATGCTTCCATGTTCCCGATAAGTGCAGTGGCTTCATCCAGCGAGAGTCCCATAGTCTGTAACTGGGGACCAAACTTCACGACCGAGTCGGCAAGCTTGGTCATAGGAACGCCAACAGCCTGAGATACGGCTGTAAGTTTATCTAGCTGCGATCTGGCATTCTCGGCAGGGACACCAAACTGGACCATAGAGTCAGAAACGGCTTTGATCATGGGTGCCGCTTCCTCGCCCATTGCCCTTGAGATGTCTAGAAAAGCCTTGGTCGTATCTTCTAAAAGATCACCCTCCAGCCCAAGCTCCGTGTTGAGGTCTGCAATTACCCCGGATACGGTAGCGGCATCCTGTGGAACATCTGCCCAGACTTCCTTGAAAGAGTCCTTGAGTCCTTCGAGTTGTTCTCCTGTCGCTCCTGTTCCTGCCGCTATTGCGTTGGTCGCTTCTTGATATTCTTGACCGAGTTTAGCGGCTGCAACGGCGGCTACAGTAATGGCACCGGAAGCCACCGCAACGCCTTTCATGGCAGTTCGCATTTTACTGCCCATGCCCTTGACGTTGGACTCAGCCTTCTTAGTATCGGCATCAACTGTAATTGTGACCGTGTTAGCCACTCGGTTTCTCCTCGTTCTGTCCTACTATATCAAGTAATCTCAGGATGCCAACATCCTCGGACATAACCTCGGACGGTAGGCAACTGTACCGCCGGCAAATACCGTCAACTATCTCCGCTGCCTCCAGTTCGATTGGCTTGGTGACAGGTTTGCCGTCCCGGTATGTACCGCCCTTTACAGACTTCCATCTGGCTATACCGAGGCTGAGACTTCCCCCGATGAACTTGCCGCCTCACTCCACGCTGTCAAAATGGCGGTTCCGAGATATGGAGGAAGCGACAGGAATCCAACTGCGTCAGCACTCAGCGGAGTGCCATCCTCATCCTCTAGGTTCCAGCTTTCAAGAATCTCATTTCCGAACATCGTGAACGCCTCTCTGAGGTCGGTGGCGTTAGAATCTCCAGACCCTGCCAGTATCTGTAAATCCAAGAAGGTTCTCAGGTCTACATCAAGCCTAGCCTCTATATGGAGTCCCTCATAATCCTCTTGCTTAAAAACAAGGATTGCTCTGCGTCTCTGGATTGTAAAAGGCTTGACCCCGTTAGCAGATGCCTTCATTAGATTTACCATTAGGCAACCGTACTGTAAGTAGGAACAGTTCCGTCTGCGAGGTTAAGAGTTACAGACCAAGTTAAAGAACCATCAGTTCCTCTTGTTAGCGAATAAGCTCCAATCTGCATTTCCATAGCGAGTTTAGGATTAGTGGACGAATTGCCTCCAACCCTTAGATCGAATGTCCTTGTTCCAGTTCGGACTTTAAAAACGTCATGGGATTTATTCGATGCGGGATTGAATATTCCGTTTAGAGAAACATCACCGTCCGACATCCCTGTTAACCGCTCCCTCGCTGACTTATCAAGACCTGTAATATCAATAAGTTCTTGGGAGATATTGATGCCGTAATCTCCTATGTCATTACTGATGTCACGAGGCGTCCCGCCACTGTCGTCCACTGCCACGTAGTCGCCCAGTCCTGTTTGCTTTGCCATAGTAAGACCTCCTTATGATCTACTAAATCCTACGACTATTTTTGCGTTACTAAATGTTCCAGTTGTTGTTACTTTTATATACCTTTGAACCGTTCCTTCGTTTGTTAATCTTTCCGCTGACGGTGCAGCCGCCGCCGCAACGGTCGAGAAAGTCATAAAATTCGTATATGTCCCACCGCTAGAGGTAGATTCCTGTAAATTTACTGTCACGCTGCCAGAGTCAAGGCTTAACAGTTGGAGATAACCAGAACCACCATTAGAGGATGATGCTCCACTA